ATGTACTGACAAACTACCTGACCTACTTTATTAATCTTAGTCCTTGGAAATGCATTTAAAAAATCTCCTTGCTCTGTATACGCAGGATACTGAAGAGTAGGTGCGGTTAGTATTGAGTTCTCTAGCATAGTTATCTTGCTGTGACTAACCTTCTCCGCTTCTTTAAGCTGATTTCTTTTAGCTGAGTACACAACGTATTCTTTTGATGGTGCATCAAACACAGGGTCAGCAACAAAAAGCTGATTGGTTGTAGGGTTAGATATAATAGTAGTTGTATAAGTTACACCGTTTGTAACTGTAGATACTACATCTCCTGCCTCTACACCTGCCGCAACAAAATCTACAGATGAATCTATAACCACCGAATTGGTAGATAAGAAACCTGTAGTAACACCCCTTATAAGCATATTACCATAGACCAATACCTTATTGATTAAGTAGTAGTCATCACTCGTAGTTGTTTGAGATGGTAGGTAGTATTGATTTGCATAATCTCCTAATGCTACTGCGTTGTACTGAAGCAAAGACTTTGTTTCAGAAAATGTATCTATCACTTCCTCCAACCCCTTAGTAATGTCAGCGTATTGTGTGCCTGACAATCTTTTATTTTCTTTATTAATCTGATAGTTGTACTGATAAAAATAATCCTCAAATAAATCTAATTGAGCCTGCTTCGCAAACAAGTTAAAATCAGATGGTGATATGTAACCATAATTATTTTTATTCAAAACAGACATCACTGTTTGTCTAACCGAATTTATCATCTGTCTTCTTTTACTACAAAGATAAGCAAAAAAAAAGACCCCTTCGTTTTTGAAGAGGTCTCTTAATTTTAGTTAGCTTAGAGTTTTATAATCCTGACTTTACAGTTAAGTTCTCAACAGCTAAGCCGGGAGGTAAATTAACCTCTGATACAGCCTGAGTCCAAGTTGTTTCAGCTGCGGCTATCAAAGCATTGTTAATCGCTTTAACTAAATCACCTCCTGTTGCTGTTGCTCCACTATCTTTCTTATATTCTACTTTAATATGTGAGTTAGCTCCTTTAAGATAAATTACTACTTGCCCATCACTTTCCGCACAATACAAAACATCATCAGAAGAAATTATTTCAGGAACATAGGTAATTTCACCTGTTCCTTTCTCTTCAACTTCTTTTGTAATTTGTAAATACTTTAACATAATTAATATTTTTGGTTAGTAAAAAAACCTACACCTTTTTGATGCAAGCACTAGCTACAAAGATACAATAATTATATTAAAGATTCTAAATGTTTTAGAACCTCAATACCATCATCACTCTTTAAGTATGACACCACCAAGTCTGTTGCATCCTTACCAAAAGGTACGTTAAGCATCTTAGTTTTATTGTTAGCTGTATTAAACCAAACCTCTTTACCGCTTTTTCTATAAGCTAGTAATCCTTCAGCAAAGAATCTTTCAACCGTACCCATAATCTTTAACTCAGGGTCGTTAACTACATCTAAGAAGTCCTGCGGATTTGTTTTAGCAAAAATTAATACATCTCTTTTATAGAACTCTGCAAATATTTTCTAGCTGCTCTATAGATAGCTTCTTAGCCTCTACCAATGCATCAGCCTCAATCATTAATCCTTCAATCTCTTCTGCTGCATCCTTAGCTTTATCAACCTCTAAAAAAGTTCTTCCGTTTAAAGGGTGATAGTGTAAAAATTCTTGTAGTACCTGATTGGTTCTTGATACGTGAAGAAATCCATCTTCAAATACAACAGGCTCTAATATAACATTTCCATCCTGCTCATCAACAAATGGTGATTTTTGGTTTCGTGCATACCTAAGCTCTCTGTTGGTTCCTTCATTATCATCAAACCAAAGCAAGGGGAATCTTGCTGAATGTTTTGTTGGCAGCATATAAGATAAAGGTGCTACCGATTTTTTAAGTTTATAGTTCTTGTCAGTAAACTTAACTGTCTTTTTTGTTTTAGCTTTCGCTTTTGTTTGTTCCATTATATTAAAAATTAAATTAAAATTATAAAAAAAGGAGAGTGTCTTCAAAGACACTCCCCTATTAGTTTACTTCTTATGCATCTTGGAATAAGAAGAAGTTGTTAGCTCCTAGAGTACAAACAGCTCTTTCAGATAAGAAGTGAACTTCCATAGCATCTAAGCTTGAAGTTTCAGCTCCACCTGCAGAACCTGTAATCCAAGACTTGTATCGTCTGTCTTCAGTTTCCGAAGCTCTGTATCGTACGTGTAAGAATGGTCGCTTAGCGTTCTTACCTAAGATTTGGTCATACACAGAAGTTGAACCTGCAGGAACTAATAATCCGTTGATTTCTCCTGAACCTAAACCACCTCTCATTGATGGGTCATTTAAGTATTTCCAATCTGATTTGTAGAAGTCATAACCTCTTCTAAATCCTGTGAATCCTAAGTTAAGTGCCATCTCTTTCTCATTATCAAATAGACCGTAAGAAACACCACCTGCTGCATTACTAGATTGTAGTGAAAGCATATCGTCAATATCGAAACCGAAGTCACGGTTAACAAATACTACGTTCTCCTCAATAGCACCTTGCTTATCAAGTCTTGAGATAATAGAATCCCACTCAGCTAAAGTAGTTGGATTACCACCACCCCATACATTTCCTCTGTTCTCAACAACGTAGAAGATACCTTCTGAACCTTTGTCACCAACTGAAGTTGCAGTAGTTTGAGTAGCAACACCACCTGCAGCTGCTGCAGGAACTGCTTCAATCATTGCAGTCTCAAGATAATCGTCAAAACGTAATCTTGTTTCGTGCTCAGACTTCAAGTACCATAGGTATCCTGATGCTCCGTTCTCAGTTGTTACTTCAATCCATCCGATTTGTGCCATATCAGAACCTGATACTTCGTACTTATCTTTGATGATGATTGGAGAGTTCTCGAAGATAAAATCATCAGCCTCTAAAGAATTTTCCATTCCTGCAGTTCCTTTCTTGAACTCAGAACCGTAGATAAATACAGTAAATTCTTTACCTGCACCTGCAACCGGTAAACCTGCAGCAGGATAAAAAGCAACTGTAAATTTACTTGTAGCATAATCTACTGCTATAACAATTCCTTTTACTGCTCCACCTCCTGCATTGTCAGAAACGTGAACTGTTTGACCAATTCTAATAGCGATACCGCTGTTAGCACCAAAAGCACTAGCTGTAGAAGCACCTGCGTTAGGGTCATCAGTAACTGTAAATTCCGCTTCATCAGCATTGATTAATGCTGCGGTTGTACATTTTTTATATTTTGTGTGTAATCTTCCTTGTTCTGCCCATTTAATAAGGTCAGAGTTAGAAGGCATTTCAGCTCCTACCATTCTTAAGAATGATGAGATTGTTCTGTTACCATATCTTTCAAACTCTTTTTCATAAGTATCAGGAAGATACTGATTCATAAAGTCAAAGTTGGTAATGTAGTTTGTTTTCAACGGTACTCTCTGAGCACTTGGTTGTAAATCAAAGCCGGGTGTGTTATTAACTTGTCCTGCCATTTTTTTAAGTTTTTAGTTTTTAATAATTTATTTTCTTTTTCTAATTTTTAAACCACGACCTGAGTCATCGTTTAACGCTCTAATTTGCATTCCGTTGTTTGTCTTAGCAACTTCAGGAGCACGCTTCGTATCCATTTTAATATTCTTCAACTCACGCATAGTATCATCTGCTGCTGCAGATTTACCTTGCTCATAAAAAAACTTAGCAAACTTTTCAGGATGCATTGCCATTGCTAGTGACTTGTGATACCCTGCTGCATCTACCATAATACCATCATCATCTAAGAACTTATCTATAAAGTTCTGCGGATTCAGTTGAGATTTTTTCAATTCAGCAGCATCACCGGGCGAAAATAAAACTTTGTTGTCATCTAACGTAAACTCAAAACCTTTGAACTCACTAAACACATCGTCTGTTTTCTTCTGAAAGATTTCGCTCTTACGTTCGTAACCTTCCTGAGATGTCTTTGCATTAGCTATATACTGACGATAACCTTCAATCTCTTCTTCGCTATATTCAGAACTAGATTCCCTGCTCGACTCAAGAGGTACTCTGTATTGTTCTTGTTGTTGCTCAAAGTAATCTTTGGCTTTCGCAATAGTCTTTTTCTTTGCTAGCTTTATTTTCTTAATGGACTTCTCGTCATCAAGGTCCTCGTCATAATCATAGTCCTCCATCAAGTCATCTATATCCTCTGCATCTAAACCTTTTTCAGTTGCAACAAGATATTCCCTTAGCAAATTATCAGGCTCCATTTCATCATAGTTCTTCTGCAGCTTTGCAAAGTCACCGAATCCACGACCTGTTTCTTTTTTGTACTTAAGATACTTTGATACATCTTCAGGTAGAGGCTCTTCCTCTCTCTGTTGATTTAACTCATCGAAAGATTTAATCTCTCTTCCGTATCTTTCTCCAATATATTTAAGAACTTCTTCTTCTTTTAATTCGTTTGTCTACAAATTGCTCTTCGTGCTTGTTAAGCAATTCCTGTTCTACCTGCTGAGTTGATTTCTCCTCAACATCTGTTACTTCTCTTACTTTA